AAGATCCACTCAAACGCGACAAATAAGGCATATGAAAGTCCAACAAACATTCCTGCCATCAAAGACCTTCCAACAACAGACAAAGGATGTTCAGCCAGAAACACTCAACCTCACAGCTGTTCCACTTCCTAACGGATATCCTCACGCACAGGTAACAGAGAACGAGGCGACAGTATATGCAGGATGGTATACAACTCCATATCAGTACACAACAAAACCATAAGACATATTTACTATAAACCAACACAAAGGCATAGAGCAATACCGGGAACACATTGTTCTATGCCATTTTTTAAAATCAAGAAAGGACAATATTATTATGATCAAGAGGGAAATTAAGATAGGTGATAAGGATGTGATGCTCGGAGCATCAGCCGCACTTCCGATGGAATACAGAGAGGGAACCGGCAGAGAATGGTTTGCAGATTTGCAGAAGCTAAACAAGCAGAATATCACGATTGTAAACGAGATGGTCTATTATATGGCTCGCCACGCATTCATACATTCAGAGCATCAGCCAGGCGAAATATTCCCAAAGTTGAATGATTGGCTCTTGCAGTTCGGAATGATGGATGTATTTAACTGCATTGAAGAGGCTTCAGACTTGTGGCTCGAAAATGTGCAGCACTCTTCTGTATCAAAAAAAAAGACGAACGCAAAATAATACGAGATTTTAATACAGCCGTTTTCCTGTTGAGGTGTGTGCAGGTCGGAATTAATTTATCGGAGCTGCATCTTCTGACAATGGGAATGGTGACGGATATTCTCACAGAAAATGCAAATGATGGTGCGGAATACGATTTACAGCCTACACAAGACGATTTCGACCACATTTTTAATTGATAAAAGGAGGCAGAGATGGCATCAAGAAAAACGATAAAAGGCATATCAATCCAGCTTTCCGCTGATGCGACAGGGTTAACAAATGCTCTGCAAAGTATTAACAGAAAAATCGACAGCACATCGAGCAATCTCAAAGAAGTTAATAAGCTGCTGAAATTTGACGGAAGCAATACAGAATTAATTGCACAGAAACAGCGTTTGCTTGGTGAGCAGATTGACAATACAAAGAAAAAGTTAAAGGCTTTAACAGACCAGCAGGACAAACTCAACAGCGCCTTTGAAAACGGCGATATAACACAGGAGCAGTATGATACCTGGCAAAGAGAAATCATTGAGACGGAGCAGCAGCTGAAAAGCCTCGGAGACGAGCTTGACGATACAGAGGATTCATCTGACAGAGTTGGGCAGTCTTTTTCCGGATGGGGCGAGAAAATCGGAGCAGTTGCGACTTTGCTCAACGATGAAATTCTTCAACCATTAACGGATAAGCTAGTTGACATCGGCAAAGATTCATTTGGAGCATTTGCGAGCTTCGAACAGGGCATGGCAGAAGTTAAAGCCATAAGCGGCGCAACGACCGAGGAAATGGATGCACTCAACAAAAAGGCGCTTGAAGTAGCGAGCACATCTGCATTTACTTCCGCGGAAATCGCTGACGGCTTCAAGTATATGGCGATGGCAGGATGGAAGCCACAACAGATGCTTGACGGTATCGAGGCGATTGAGGCGCTTGCTTCTGCAACAGGTTCAGACCTTGGAAGCACTTCTGACATCATCACAGATGCGCTCACAGCATTCGGATTGACCGCAGAGGATGCGGCACATTTCGCGGATGTTCTTGCGGTTGCGTCATCAAACGCGAACACTAACGTTGCGATGATGGGCGAAACGTTCAAGTATGTATCATCAGTTGCAGGTGCATACGGATATTCGATTGAGGATGTTGCAGAATCAATCGGAATCATTGCAAACAGCGGTATCAAAGCCTCACAGGCAGGTACAGCGCTCCGCTCAATTATGACACGTATTGCAACAGATGCAGGCGCTAGCAAGAACAAAATGGGAGCTGGCGAAATCATCGAGATGCTCACTGGCAAGCCTATTTTTGACGCACAAGGAAACATGCGTGATTGGGGCGACATCATTAACGATACGAGAGAGGCTTGGGCAGGTCTGTCA